TGACGTCGTTTGCGTGGACACATGGCTCGGAGGCGTCGATCATGTTCTTTCGAGCGGCTCGGAGGACGACCGACTGCTCGACTCGGTCGGATGTCCAAGGCTTTACCACCAATTCATTCGGAACTTCAAAGATTCGCCGCACGCGCAGCGCGTTTATCCGATTCAGAATACAAGCATCAACGGGGCGAGAATCTTGCGGCATCACAAGGTTTCCGGCGAAATCGTTTACATCGACGGCTCGCACGAATATGCGGACGTCCATGACGACCTGTGCGCTTTCTGGCCGCTGGTCGCTTCCGGCGGAATCATGTTCGGCGACGACTTTGGTTTCCTTGGCGTCGGTCCTGCGGTAATGCGTTTTACGATTGAGCAAAATCTTAAGTTCAGCGTAGTGCGTAACAACTTTTGGGTCATCGAAAAAAAGCAAGCGTGACCGCCTCCGACCTCCTCTGTGCCAAGCTGCGCCTGCCGCAGCCCGACCGCTCTCCGATCTACGAGTGGGCGCGCAAGCACATCATTTTGCCCGAGTCCTACGCGACGCCAGGCCCCTTCAACGTCAAGATTTCGCCGTGGCTGATTCCGATCTTCGACGCGCTCCAGAATCCGCTCGTCCGCCGCGTTCACTTCCGCAAAGCCGTGCAAATCGGCGGAACACTCGTCGCTGACATTTGGGTGCCGTGGCTCATCTGCAACGACGCGGGGCCGATCTCATGGACAATGCAAACGGACGAGATGATCGACCGTCACGCGAAGTCGCGGCTGAACCCGATCTTTGAGTCGTGCAAGCCAGTCGCGGCGATGCTCCCGCGCGTCGGACCAAACCGGACGACGACCGAGATTTACTTCGGCGGCTTCTTTTTCCTGCTCAATCCTGCAAACCTTTCGAGCCAGCAAAGCCAGTCGATTCGTTACAAAATAAATGACGAAATCTGGCTCCCGAAATGGCAGGAGGTCTATGGCCACGCCGTCGCCCGCGTCTCGCGTTTCGAGGAAGTCGGGCGCTCGAAAATCTACAACACGAGCCAAGCGCCGATGATGGACCTCGAAACCGGCAACGTCGAGGACACCTCCTACCGGCAGGGCAATCAACAGGAGTGGAGCACTGAGTGCCCGTCGTGCCGCAAGGTGCATCCGATCGCCTTTGCGCTCGACAAGAACGAGGACACCGGACTGCGGGGCGGAGTGGTCTGGGATGCCGCTGCAAAGCGAGATGACGAGACGTGGGACGTTCCGCGCGCGGTCGCATCGTGCCGCTTCCGGTGCCCTCACTGCGGCCACGAGTCGCCCGACACCGACACGACGCGCAACGGATGGAAGCGTGCCGGTCGCTTCGTGCCGTTGAACCCGACCGCGCCGGCGGAGATCCGGAGCTTCCGAGTCGAGGCCGTTGTCAGCCGGCCGATGCGGCTGCTCGTCGAGGAGTTCTGCGAGGCCGACAATCACCACGTCCGGCAGGGCGACGACAAGATGAAGATCGAGTTTCGCACGAAGCGCGAAGCCCGCCCGTGGATTGTCGAGAAGAAGGTCGTGAACCTCTTCGTGACAAAATCCGACTACACCGTCGCACAGTTTTCCAACGGCGAGGGCATCGAGGGCGAGGTCATCCGGTTTATGGCAATCGACCGCCAGCAGGACCACTGGTGGGTGGAAATCGGCGCGTTCTCCTCGGCGACGGGGCCGACCTACAAGCAACTTTATTTCGGGCGCATCGAGACGCGGGACCAGCTCCGCCAGATGCAGCACCGCTACAAGGTGCAGGACGCGTGCGTCGCGCAAGATCGTGGCTATCGACCGGCTGACGTGGACCGCGACTGCGCGGACTTCGGTTGGAGGGGGATGCGCGGGCACGCGCGGAAGACGTGGACGATGAAGGACGACGCCAGCGACAAGCTCATCAACTTCCCGTTCTCCGAGCCGCGCACAAGCGACTACCGAGGCGGGGATGTCTATTATTACGATTGGTCAGGCGATTACTTTAAAGACCTCTTGGCGAACGCGCTCGAGGCCAAGGGTGATCTCAAATGGCTACTGCCGGCCGATGTGAACCCGCTCTATCTGGAACACCTGCGCGGCGAGTCGAAGGTTGAAATCCGCACCGGCGTCTGGGAGTGGCGCGAGGTGAAGAGCAACGCGCCGAATCACGGGCTCGACACCTCGGCGATGCTGCTTTGCATGGCCACGATTGCGAACGTCGTCCGCTACACGCCGGTGAAAGACTGAGCCAGTTTGACGTTTCGGGCACAAGTATGCTCGACAACCCATTTCTCGGACTGGATAGCGCCACCCTGACGGCGCTCAAGACCAAGACAATTGACGCCATTCAGGCCGTGCTCCTTAACCAGAGTTACAGCTTGAACGGCAAGAGCGTGAGCCGCGCGGACCTCAACGCGCTCAACAATATGCTCGGGAACTTGCAAGACGCATTGACGGACGCGGCGGGCACGTCCACCGATACGACCTTCGTGAGCTTCACCGGCAACTGAACAACATGGAAAACGACATTTTCGACGCGTCAAAACTGATCACGCAAAAGCCGTGGCTCGACCGCGCGCTCGAAAACATCGCGCCGACATGGGCGCTCAAACGGCTGGAGGCTCGCGTAGCAAAGTCGCTTTTCGAATACAACGCCGCGCGGACGAATCGCTTGTATGCTCCGAAGCAATACGCGCAGCCAGCGGAGTCATCGCAGAACCAGCGCGATCGCGTGGTAATGATGTTTGAAGCACAGGACTTGACTCAGAATTTCCCAGAGGCTCGCGAAATTTCGCGCAAGTTCGGGACGTATCTCACGCCCAACGAGTATTCTCCGACGACCGGCGATCGCGACTACAACCAGACAATCAGCGAGTATTTCCACGCATGGTGCAAGACGTGCGACGTGACGAACCGGCACAGCTTCAAGAAGCTCGTGCAGCTCGCCGCCGAGGAGCGTCCGGTCGATGGTGATTGCGGCTTCGTTATCCGTCGCAGCGGCGAAGGGCTCAAGATTCAACTCGTGCCCGCGACGCGCATCGGAAATCCGAACGACACGGCGGTCGCGTCGAACAACTACTTTCAAGGCATCATCACGAATGACTTTGGCCAGCCGGTCGCTTATCGGATTTATCGCGTGAGTCGTGACGGCGTTTATTTCGGCGCGGAGGACATTCCCGCGAATCAGTTTTGTCATTACATGGACCCCTTTCGGGTGGACCAGTATCGCGGAATCACAGATTTCCACGCAGCGATTCAGACGGCGCGGATGCTCCACGACATCCTGCAAGCCGAGAAGGCGGGCGTGCGGTTCTCTTCGCAGCAGGCCGCGCTCATCTTTAACGACCGTGGCGTCGCGAATCCGCGCAACCTGTTCCAGCCGAATCCCGCGCTCTCGCTCCCGAACGGACAGCAGCAGAAGAACGAGCTGACCGAGGTGGGCATGATTCGCTACTTCCAGAACAGCGACCGCGTGGAGGTTATGCCGTCGCGTCCGTCGCAGGCGTTTACCGGTTTCGTCCAACATTTAATGAAGGAGATTGCCATAGGAGTCGGGGTCCCTGAGGCAGTCTTGTTCACGACCCAAGATTACAAAGGCCCAAGCGTTCGGGCAGAATTCGCCGCAGCCGATCGCGTCTTTACGCGCCAGCAGGGCGTGCTCACCGATAAGGTTCTCGACCCGATCAAGGACGCCGTGATTCTCGACGCCATTGCGCGCGGGGAAATCCCGCCGCCTCCGCTTCTGGCCGGCGAGACGATGGTTCACGCGTTGCGCCGCGCGACCGCGGGCGAGTGGCGTTTCCCCGCCAAGCTCTCGATCGACGTGGGCCGCGAGAGCGCCGCGAACATGAACGAGAACCGGCAAGGCGCGAAGTCGCTGCAAGAAATCGCAGCGGAGGAAGGCACGGACGCCTTCACGCGGCTTGAGCAGATCGCAATCGAAGCCGCCTACGTGAAGCAGCTCGCCGAAAAGTATGGCGTGCCCGAGACGGCGATTCGGCTCACGACGAACTCCTTGCCGAGCACGCCAGCGGCCGCAGCCGCAGCAGGCGACGCGGTGGGCGTCAGCGCGGCAGAGGCGCAGGCGGCGAGCGTCACGGCTTCCGCGACGGGCGGCGAATCGACGGACGTGGCCGCGATTGCGGGCGTCGAGTCCTTCCCTGACGTATCGCCAGAACTCGCACCGCTCAACGGCGCGCAGATTGCGGCGGTGCTTTCCATCCTCGAGAATTTACGCGCGGGCGATCTCACGTCAGAAGCAGCCGAGT